CTGGGAGGAACAAAACAAAATGAGACAGCAATGGTTACTAGACAACCCTGATGCAGGGTATATAGGGTGGATGTCCATATGACAAAAGATGAAATTAATTTAGCCCGTACTGAAAATGGTGGTTGGACTAAACAGACCTTAGAATCTTGGGGTATTGCTTGGCCTCCAAAAAAGGGTTGGAAAAAAGATTTACTAAGCAAGATTAAGGATACTAAATGACAGATCCAAAAGAATTACTGTTAGAGGTACTACGAGCTAAGGATGCTGGTAGGGCTAGATCTAAACAGACACAGATAGGTCCATCAGAGTTAGGTGGTTGCCGGCGTAAGGTTTGGTATCGTCTTAACGATCAACCTGAAACCAATGACAATGAGATGAAGTTGGCTGCCATTATGGGTACAGCTATTCACTCTGCTATTGAAGAAGCAATCACAGTTGTTGATCCAAAGAGTGAGAAGTACTGGGTTGAAACATCTGTTGAGTACAATGGAATGAAAGCACATATAGATTTATATATACCTGAAACAGGAGATGTGATAGATTGGAAAACCGTTAAGGTTAAAAATCTATCCTACTTTCCATCGCTACAACAGCGTTGGCAAGTACAGGTGTATGGCTACTTACTTGATAAGTCAGGCAAGGGGAGTCCTAAAACTGTCAATCTAGTAGCCATCGCCCGTGATGGTGATGAAAGAGATGTTAAGGTTCATAGCGAACCATATGATCCAAAGATGGCAGAGGAAGCTCTTAACTGGCTTGCTGCTATTAAAGAGAGCGCAGATGCACCAGAGCCTGAGCGTGATCAGAGTTATTGCAAATCCTATTGCAAGTACTTTGATGAGAGTGGCGAGATGGGATGCGTTGGTATAAAAAAAGAACGTATCAAAGAGGGTGAGATATTCATAGACAACCCAGAGGTTGACACATCCGCTTTGAAATATTTACAACTTGATGCAAAGATAAAGGAACTGTCTAATGAAAGAGATTCATTAAAGACAGCGTTAGAAGGATTTACTGGTCAGACTAACAGTGGTGTATCCATTACTTGGAGCACCATTAGTGGTAGAGAATCAGTAGATGCCGAAGAGGTTGAGAAACTTCTCGGCTTTGTACCAAAAAAACAGGGACAGGAATCAATAAGATTATCTGTCAAACATACTGGAGGTAAGTAATGGCTGCACCGGAAAGCACTAAGTTCCAGATTAACTATAAGTTATCTGATGGAACTCTAGTAAATCTTTATGCAACAAGTCAGGCTGAACTAGAGACATCTCTAACTTCAATAGCTGACCTAGCAACACTAGTAACAACTACTGGTACCACATTAGGTACAACTCCACAATCAAATGGTGGATCAATCGCCTATGCTAAGAAAGCATTAGGCGCAACAACTGTCTCTGCAACAGATGCAACTGCACCTGATTGTAAGCACGGTTCAATGGCGTTTCGTTCAGGCGTAGGACAGAAGGGTCCTTGGAAAGGTTGGATGTGCGCTGCACCTAAGGGTGCCACAGACAAGTGCGATACCGTCTGGATTAGATAAGTTATGCGGGTTCCCTGGAACTATGAGAACCCAGCTTGTGCCGAAGTGGGTGTGGAGTTTTTCTTTCCTGAAGTAGAGGATGGAGATAGAGTCCACACTCAACAGGCTATAAACGTTTGCAAGATTTGTCCCCACCTTGCAGAGTGTGCAGAATGGGGAATCAACAAGGAACGGTTTGGCACTTGGGGTGGTATCACCGCAGCCAAAAGAAAATATATCAGAAGGCAAAGAGGAATAGTTCTACCGAGAGAGGAATACGTTGCTAAATCTTACTAGGGCGTGGCGTGGTAGCAATACCAATGCAACACCACTACCTGACGTATGGAAAGATCTTGCTAAGAAGCAGATCAAGTTCCGTAGAGGTCAGGTATGTATGGTTGCTGCTGCACCTAATGCTGGTAAGAGTATGTTTGCTCTTATCTATGCAGTTAAAGCAAAGGTTCCAACCTTGTTTTTCTCAGCCGATACTGATACACCAACTGTGATGATGAGAGCAGCCTCTCACCTATCAGGACACAGTCAACTACTGGTGGAAGCTAATCTAAATAATAGCCGTCACTATTATGATAAGTATCTTTCCGATATGGAGAACATACAGTTTGTCTTTGACTCATCACCATCACTAGATGATATTGAGTTAGAGGTTAAGGCTTATGTTGAACTGTATGGAATACCACCAGAGTTGATTGTTATAGATAACCTGATGAATGTGGTTGCCGAGTCAGATAATGAATGGGCAGGTCTGCGAGCTATTATGGTGGAGTTCCACGATATGGCTCGCAAGACTGAAGCCTGTGTGATGGTACTACACCACGTCTCTGAGCAATCAGAGTATGGCAAGACCACATTACCGCCTGCTCGTAGGGCTATTCACGGTAAGGTATCTCAACTACCAGCACTGATACTTACTTTAGGTTTTGATCCATTAAATAATATACTTAAAGTAGCAGCAGTTAAGAACAGGTTTGGTCCACATACAGCAGATGGTTCAGACCATACTGGTTTGTTTGTTAACTATAGTGTCTGTCAGATATCTGATGCTGATGCACTAGGTCAGATGTATAGAAGGGATGCTGGTCTAAATGTCAGCCAAGTATAACAAGACTAAAGGTGCTCAGTTTGAGGTTGATGCAATGAAATGGTTTAGAAAGATGGGCGCAGTAGCTGAACGCTTGCGCTTATCAGGAGCAGAGGATGAGGGAGATCTAGTAGTTATGGTTGCCGGTGAAACCTACATCTTTGAGTTAAAGAATACTAAGACTTTAAATCTAAAGGAGTTCTGGGATGAAGCGCAAACAGAGGCTACTAATTATGCTAAGCATCGTGGTGTTGATAGGCCTTTTTCTTATGTACTATTCAAAAGAAGGAACGCAGGAATAGATAAGGCTTGGGTTATACAGGATCTAACACAGTGGTTGGAGGATAAGAAATGATTTGCTTAACTTGTAGGTCAGCAGGGCAGGAAAATCTCAAAGACAATTACAATAGGTCTGAGGTTCTACATAAAGAATGTAAAGGAGACTGCGCTTGTCAACACAAGACTGGTCCAGGGTGGGTAAAAAGAGAAGGTATAAAGGTCCCACTGATGCAAACGCAATCTCCATAAGTGTAATAGTTTCACACTATGGCGGTGAGGTAAGAGAAGGTAGAGCTTGTTCTGTTAGATGTGTACTACACAATGACAGCAGAAGGAGTGCGGTAATCAATACAAAGGACAACTTGTATTACTGCCACACTTGCGGTAAAGGTGGCAACGCAGTAAACATTGTTATTATTAAAGAGAATATGGGGTTTAAGGATGCTCTCAACCGTGCAGTTGAAATCCTCGCTGGAAGCGGCAATGCAATACAGCAAGGATCTAAACGAGGAAGCAATAAAGTTTCTCGCAGATCGTGGGATCTCTGAGGAGATAGCACGGCGGTACCACCTTGGTACCATTATGCAACCTTTTGCAACCCACGAGAACTATCAGGGTTGGTTATCTATACCTTACCTAACTGCAATGGGACACTGTGTTGGCTTTAAGTTTAGAAGATTAGATGAGGGCAAGCCTAAGTATGGAGCACCACTAGGGCAGAAGGGCCATCTCTATAATGTCAGCGATATTATTATTAGTAGTGAGTACATAGCAATCTGTGAGGGTGAGCTAGATACTATTGTTGCATCTGCAATCCTAGGTATACCGGCAGTTGGAGTGCCAGGAGTACAGGCTTGGAAACCCCACTTTACAAGGATGTTTTCAGGGTATGGCAGGGTTTATATTGTTGGTGATAATGATGTTAAAGAGGATGGTTCTAATCCAGGAGCAGAGTTTTCAAGGATGGTAGCGCAGGAGGTGAGCAACTCTACTATCGTGTCGCTACCTGCTGGAATGGACCTCAATGATTTATACTTAGCAAAGGGTATAGAAGAGACAAAACGGACAATAGGGGTGCCAAATGTATGAAGAACTCAGACCTGACGGTACTAGCAGAATGGTTGGCAGCCTTGGGGATTTATATCATCAAGATCAATCACGAGAAGAACACAATAGAGATCGCACCACCACCAACACGAGAGTAGATGATGAATTCATTACTGATATGTGGCGTGTTATGGATGCTGCTGGTAATTTACTTATTGCAAAGCACCACGATTACGGTCCGTTAAATATTGCAAGATCTCCTGGCGGTCCGATCAACGGACTAAGAGTTCGTATGTGGGACAAGGTTGCTCGCATTAATAATCTAGTAGATAGCAATGTTAATCCTAGTAATGAATCATTACGGGATTCTTTTATGGATCTACTTAACTACTCAGCTATTGCAATTATGGTACTAGATGGTAAGTGGCCTGAGGTTCCAACACTGGATTGTGAATGACACCAGAATTACATCCAACTCTATACGAGTTAGTTCCATCTGTATCTTATGTAATCTCTAGAAAGTTTAAGGGTTGGGTAGATCTAGCAGATATAAAGCAGGAGTGTTTTCTCTGGGCTATTGGTAGAGGGCAACAGTTTGTTGATCTATTAAACGAACCTGATGCTAACAAGCGTGAACAAAATGAAAGACGAATTGCATATCAGATGCAACGAATGGCTGAACGGTTTGCTCGTAAAGAGAAGGCTCGTAAGGCTGGGTATAAGACAACTG